GATATAATCAACAGTCAATTCATGATGGATTCTAAATCTATCAATAAATGTCGCCTTACGCTTTTTGAAGTCAAATCGTAATGTTTCTGTACACATCCCTAAGTCATTTTTTTTGCCATCAAAGAAAAGCTGGATAGCTTGATATCGAATCTTCAAATCCAGGAAATGCTTGTAATTGATAACCTCAACATAGGTCGATACAGGGTATACGCTCTCATCGTTTATAGAAAAGTAAATTTTATGATCATAAGGATTAGAAGATGCTCGGCAATTGGGGCAGGTATAGTATTTTGAACCGGTAACATATCCATTTTGATATGAATATTTACGCTGCCAGCTACCACCAAACGTAAATCCACAGTCGATATGGTGTATAGTCGTATATTCCGCGCCGTAAGGAGCCTCTAAGATTACGCTATCGAACATTTTGTGAATATAGGTACTGGATATAATCTCCACCGTGAATACCCCCTTTAATCACCAAACATAGCGAATAGGTCTTCTGCTTCCTTCTCTTCAACAGGTGCAGACTCTACTTCTACCACTGGCGCTGGTTCTTCTTTAGACTTAGACTTTTTAGTCGTAGCCTTTGCTTTCTTACTTTTAGTTGCAGCTTCATCCTCTTTAGGCTCTGCTTTTTGCTTCTTAGTAGGTTCTACGATTTCACAAGCCTTTACAATAGCATTAGATGCTTTCATGACACCCTCGGTGTATGCTATACCAGCTTCGTACTCTTCGACATTAACAGGATCGAGTTCAATTGCTTTATGTAATGTATCCAAAGCCTTTTTACAGATATCAGCTTGAGCTTTAAATTGTTGTTTAGGCATATTATTTCTCCTCTACCATTACTGTTTTTAAATCAGTGATAATGTCATTAGTTAGTACGTCACTAGAAAAACGTTCAGTAACACCATATTTATTAAAGACAGCAATAATCTTTCCTGCACGGCCTTTGT